ACATATTTGAAGGAACAGTTCTGTTATGTGTTTTATACACATTGCCAACAATAATGTCAGCTTGTTTAGACAAATCATTGGCTTGTTGTTCAAGTGTTTTTTTGCCAACTAATAAAGCGCTAGGGTTTGTTGGGTCTTTTACTACTGATTGCAAAATTTGATAATCAGGGCCGTTTAATACACCTAAGTTATAAGCCTCTTTAGCTTGCAACATCATATTGTTGTAGGCATTGCCCATAGTTGCTCTAGCATTAGGGTTTGCTATGTCTAAAGTGCTAAAGTCTTTTAGTTTTGTTTTGTAGTTTTCAATAGCATCTTTTAAGTTTGTAGCACCAGTTACTTGTTTTAAAGCACCTTCAGGCAATGGTTTGCCAAACATTAATTCTTGTGCAGCTTTTTGCTGTTCTAAATTAAGTCTTGCGCCTTCTAAACCTAAACGCTGTTTGTCATTAGCTGCCTGAGTTTTTTGATAATCAGACATTTGGTTTTTAAATTCATTAATACTGCCTTTAAAACCTTGATTTTTAGCAGCAGCAAATTCTCTTTCTAAAGTTGTTGCTTCAGGCAATGCAACCTTAGACAACTGTGGCAATAAAGCCTTAACTTGTGGAAATTGTGAGTATTGAGAGGCTTTAGCCAATGCTGCTTGTGGGTCTGTTTTATATGTTTCCATTACATCTTTAGCTGCTGCATCACCTTGTATACGCAATGCAGTAGCCATTTGAGTCTGTTTAGTATCAGACCGTTCACCAATAGCTTGACCTGCAACAATTTTAGCCATAGGGTTTAATTGCTGCGCCCAACTAGGAGCAACATAATAACCACTAATCATTTGACCTTGTGGTTGGTCTAAACCTTGGGACATAAGTAGTTCAGCCAGTTTTCTTTGGCGGCTAACATCCTGTAATTCAGGATTAAAGTCCATTGCTTGTTGTTCAGGTGTAAGTGCCATTATGACCTCAATAAACTAGAGTAAATTTGATTTTGTTGTTTTGTATTTAAAGCTGTGCCTGGTGTACCAGAAACATCTAACCCTGTTGCTGACTTATTACCAGCTAAAGCACTTGCCAAAGGGTTTTGGAATGTAAACGGATTTTTATTCATTTCATACAAACCACCAAATTGTTGTGGTGAAACCTGTGCAAAATTCTGTCCTGCTTGTCTTTGCCATGCTTGTTGAGTGGGCATCCTAGCGGCTTTTACAGCACCGCCAGCAGTTCCTAACAAATTAGCTAATTGTCTAGCACGGTTTACATTGGTTAAAACATCCTTAGCACTTAGCCCTTGAGCAGAATCAGCCGCAAAAGACTCAATGCCTGTTCCAGCTAATTCTGTAGGATTATATGAATAACCTAATACTTGGTTAATAGTAGCAGCGTCATAACCTTCTCTTGCTAAAGTAGCAGCATCAGCAGCTACAGTAGGGTCAGCACCATAATTAATAGCTAAAATATCTTCTAATTGTTTAGATGATAAATCAGGGTAAGATTTCATTAATTGAGCTAAATCTTCGCCAGCACTTAAACCAGCAGCTTGAGTTGGCCCACCAATAATTTGAGTATAAGAAGCAAATTCTTCAGGCGTTAAGCCAGCAATAGCATTAATTGAGCCAATAGGGTCAGCAGAAGCATTGGCGTAAGCAATCATTTCAGGCGTTAAAGCAGAACCTTCTAGCCCTGCGCCAGTAGCAGCGCTAGTAATTGCTGAAAACTCAGCAGGAGTCATTCCTGACATTGCGCCAATAGCAGCAATAGGGTCAGCAGAAGCGTTAGCAAAATTAACCATTTCAGGTGTTAGTGCAGCCGCTTCGCTAGACAAACCTGCGGCTTCTAAAGCTGCGGCAATTTCAGGTGCAAATACCAGCCCTGCGCCAGCAGCACCTAAAGCGCCTACAGTAGCCCAACCGCCAGGAATTTCATCCCCAACAAATTTATCTAAACCAGCTAATTGACCACCTAACAATGGGCCTGGGTCAATCTTAGCAACTTCTCCCAATAAACCACCACCACCAGAAGTACCTAAACCACTAGAAATAGTGTCAGTAATTGGAGCAACCCAAGCAACAGGATTAAAGCTACCACCACCACCCCCAAAAGGGGTGCGTTTGCCGTCATACCAGCCTTCGTGTTTATTGAAGTATCTTAATATGCTCATTAGAATATTCCAAGGTCACCGTAAAGATTGTTTAAGTAATCGGTACTAGACATAGAGGGGTCAAAAGCACCGCTACTTGTAGCGCCAATGCTATTCATATAATCAGCAGAAGATTGACCACCAAGACCTAACAAACCGCCTAATGTAGTAGCGCCACCAAGAACAGAAGCACCTAAATTACCAAGTCCACCAGCGCCTAAAATAGCGCTTGAACCTAAACCAAATAAACCATTTTGCAAGTTTGCAGTTTTGGCAGCTTGTGCATTTGCTGCGGCAATTTGAGCAGCATTACTTGTAGTGTAAGCGCCAAGGTAATCAGGGCCTGCAACAGCAGCTTGACTGTATGGGTTTACATAACCAGGCGCTGTAGCTGATTGGAAAGCACCTAATTGTTGTAATGGCAAATTCTTTTGTTGTAACGCTTGCGTGTAATTTTGTTGTAATGCAGCGTTGTTTGCTTGTTGTTGTTGCAAACTTTGACCTTGCATTTGGTTTTGCACTTGCGAACCAGCTAATTGTGCTTGATTCATTAAGTCGTTAGTCTTTTGCGCTTGTTGTGTCATAGCACGGTTATAAGCCTCAGTACCAGGTACAACACCTTGGTTGGCTAACTGTGCAGTTAAGCGGTCATTGCTTTGTTGAATTTGTGGTTGAAGTCTTTGGTTAATAAGGTTTGTAGCTTTGTCCCAACCTTCCATACCTGTAAAACCTTGACCTGTTTGCGCTTGGTATTGACTAGCATCAAAAGGACTAGCAGTATTTTGAGCTAATTGACCTTGAATATTGCCTAATGCAGACTGTAAAGGCTGGGCTAATTGTTGATTAGCTGTCCATGTAGGGTTGCCTTGAGCATCTACGCCTTGAGTGTAGCTAAGGTTTGCATAAGGTGTATTTTGGTTTACACGGTTTACAGAAGTAGCTGTTTGTGCGCCAGCTAAATTGCCTAAAGTAGTTGCATTAGCAGCTTGCACATAGGGGTTAGTAGTCCCAGCATACGGATTAGCCGTATTTGGATTAGCACCCTGTGTAAATGTTGAACCTGCACCCATTACTATCTCCTTATGCCCATTTACAATATTCTGGGCGCATTTCTAAAATGACCAAATCCCCTTCGTCATGTGCGTCAGGAATATAGGCAACATCTTTGAAACCAAGGTGTCGGTCTAGTCTTAGGGCTTTTGTATTACTCCCTGCAACTGTGCCAATTATAACCTTTAATTTCAAGGTGTTAAAAGGGTAATTAAAGACCTCTTTTAAAAAGTCTTTAGTTGCCCAATGCTGCCCTTCTGACCCTACATGAATCATGCAAGATTTGCCGTAAAAACCACAATAAACTACTACTGCCCTAATCTGTCCATCTAATACTTGACCTAAATAATGCGCATCTTGCGGAGTGGGCATTTTATGTTTAATTGCCCAATCTTTAAGACTTTGTTGATTAAGTAATATCAAACAACGCCTCCAGCCTCCATTACATAGTCAGTAGAAGCCCAATGTAACTCAATTCCTCGGCTTGCAGCATTAATGTTTACAGAACCTGTATACCCTATACCAGTAACACCTTGCCAAATCTTAGTAGTGATTAGTCCACCAGCCCATACATTGCCATCCCATTTAGCTGTGTCCCAAATACCATCTTTTTGAATACTAGGGTTAAATGAAACAGCACCTAATTGAGATTGAGTGTCAAAATCCACACTAATACCGCATAAAACGCTTGGTACGCCACCTGTAGACTGTAGGATAGGTCTTACCATAGTGAATCGTTTTAACTGTCCTGGTGAGTCAAAATAACTATAGGCCTGTTGTGCAGTTGCAGTAATATTTGCTCCATCATCTGCTGTGGCTGAATAAAAAGTACCAACAAATCCATTGCTGCCAAAGTGCATATCAGCATCGCCTGATACTTCCCAACAATATCCTTGAATATTGGTAAACCTAGCCCAAGACTTAGTAATGGTGTGCATTACATACTGTTCCATTCCATTAGGAATTGGAATGTTAAGAATAAGCATATTTTCGCCAGCAAAATAATTAATTTGCCAGCCAAATTCAGCGTAATAAAGACTTGCAGCTTGTGAAACTGCAAAGTAAATTTTGTCTGTAAGGTTTACTCTAGGGTCTAAGCGGGATGACTGCAATGCAGAAGCAAGAGGCACTAAGCCGTCTTGAGTCAGTAACAGAAGGTCGCCTGACCATTTAAAAAAGCACCTACGGCTAAATACATAACCTAATTGCCATACGCCTTTTAAAGCCCATGTAGTAGCACTAGCTGGGTCTGTTCCGTTATAGACAATAATCTCGCCCATATTGGTAATAAAGACTGCGTAGTCATCAGCACCTTGACCTGCGTCAATAGTCCATGTAGCCATTGCTTGCAAAAAACCACCATTACGAGCTATGCCGCCAAAATCTAACGCAACAGCAGCGCCACCTAAAGAATTGACAGGTAAATACCATACTTTTAGGGTGTTCTTTTCGGTAAAATATAAGCGATTTTTAAACAAATTGACATTGATAAACGCACTAGAATCTACGCCTGTAACGCCAAAATTGACTATATAAGTGCCTACGGTACTAGCATTACCAGAAGGTGTGCTTGCCATAGTGTAAGTTAATGTACTTGCGCCTGTAACAGTTATAACAAAAGAACCGTTATATGCTGTAGGAATTGCACCTGAAACGGTGATTTGATTGCCTGTTGCTAATCCGTGTGGCGTAGCAGTTGTAAGCGTAGCTAAAGTTCCTACTCTAGTAATAGAACTAATAATAGCGGCTGTACCTGTAGTTGCCATCTTAATCCAGTTAGTTCCATCATAGATTAATGTTGGGTCTGCACCATTACAAG